AACATCGCCAGGCGCAGCGTGTCGATGCGCGAGAGGTTGGCCGGCACGAACGCAGGCACATAGACCGATGCCTGCGGGATGATCCCGTGCAGGTTCAGGCCGGTGCCATCGCCGTACAGCAGTTGCGCCTCTTCGAGCACGGCAATGCCGAACCGCAGCTCGTCGTCCACGGTGCTTTGCAGGCCAGCGAAATCGTCCAGCAGTTGCTTGGCCGCCTTGAAGATGTGCGCCAGCGTGGCCACGTGCACGATCTGCGTGTCGAAGGTGATCCCGCTCTGCGGCTTCACAGTGCCTTCGGCAACGATGGCCGCAGCGTTGGTGAACCCGGTCTGGCGCACGTAGGCAATTGCAGCCGCACCGGTGGTGCCTGGCGAGATCAGGCCGCGCAGGAACAAGCGCTGGCGCAGCAGCGGCAGGATGCCGGGCAGTTGCTGAGGCATGAGCACGCCGGGCACGCCGCTCGTCACGGCGGCCGACAGCATCGGCGCCTTCACCGCAATCGAGATCACGCCTCGGGTCTGGTTCTCGACGAAGGACTTGAACCGGATGTCGTCGATGAGCTGGTGGCCCGCCGACTTCACCTGCGCGCCCTCGACATCCTGGCCGCGTCGCGCGAGCTTTTGCTCGGCCTCGGTCAGGCGAGCGCTCAGGTCGGTGTGCTGCACCAGCAGCTTGTCGACCTCGCTTTTCGTCGAAGCGCTCAGGTCGGTCGACGCCTTGATCGACTTCTGGGCCGCGTCACCGAACTTCTCCAACTCGCCTGCGATGCGCGTGAGTTCGGCCTTGACGGCCTCCGGGTTGTCGTCAACGGCACCGGCAGCGCCAGCACCCTTCACGCCGTAGCGGCGGGCCTGTTGTGCGGTAGCAAACATGGTGAGCTTTCATGATGTGAATGCGGGGAGTGCGATGCGCCTGAGCATCTGCACAACTTCGCCCTTTTCATCACCCCCAGGCTCACCCTGGTAAAGCGAAGGAAGGCCGCTGTTGGCGACCTTCGCGGCACGGGAATTCGAGAAGCCGATCGACTTGAGGATGGTTTCGACATCCCGCGTGAACATGCGCTCGCCTCTCGCAAGCCTCATCTTCACGTCGTCGATCAGCGCGTCCGGATTCGCTCCGAACGTGACCGGGCTGATTTCAATCAGCTCAAGTTTCTTGAGGGAGCGGATCCGCTCCTTTTCATCAAACGAGTCTTCGATCGTCCAGTAGCCGATCGACAGGCCGCGCACGACACGCGCCTTCATGAGCACATGCGCGTCCCTGGCCGCGCCGAGTTCCATCAACAGATTACCCCGGCAATACAGGCCCTTCGAGTCCTCGCGCAGCACGTCATACGACCCGATCGGATTCTTCTGATCGTGCTGCCACAACATCGGCAGCGGATACCCGCCGGCTGCGATCTCGGCGATCGAATCAATGAAGGCGCCAGCGATCACTTTCTCGCGGTAGGTGTCCACCGTCTCGAACACCGACGCATAGCCCTCGAACACCCCTTCTTCACTGATCGACTCGGCGACGAACGCGAGCGACTTCGTGCGGAAGTGCGGGGTGGGGATAGCGGCTTTCATGCGGTGGTTTCCAGTGTTTTCTTCGGCTCAGTGACACCTAGCCAGTCCTTTAACGCATTCTGCGCGTTTCCACCAGTGTTTTGTTCGCCAAGACGATCAATTGGCACCAGATTCGACTGCACAGTGAGCACTGCGGCGTTACCACCCATCGGCGGCAGGTTGTCCCGGATCCGGCAGTCGTCCCGCGTGTAGATCCCGTTCTGGGTCATCGTCGAATAGAAGGCCGCCCGCGCAGCCGAGTCCGCGCGCAGCAGGCCCTCGAAATTGAACTCGGTGAAGTACCGCGTCCTGTCACCCGGGCTCAGCAGCTTGCGGTTGCACTCGTCCTCGATTCGGTCGAGCCAGCGCTGCAGGGTGAACATCAGGAACCCGAGCTTTTGTTCCTCAAGCCCCGCGCCCCACGACGTCGAATTCGTGGTGTGGCCCACCATGTGCGGCGGCACCCGGAACCAGCGACAGATCTGCTCGGTCGAGTACCCGCGCGACTCCAGCATCTGCGCGTCGTTCGGGTTCATCGAGACGGGCTTGTACTTCACGCCGCCCTCAAGCAGTGGCGCGCGGCCGGCGTTGATGGCGCCCTGGTATTCCTTCAGGCGGGCCTGAAACAGCGCCCGCTTGTCTTCCTTGACCGGCAGGTCCGTCTCGAAGGTGCCTTGAAGCAGCAGGCCCTGCGCGAACAGCTTGGCGGCGGCCTTGTCGGCAGCCATCGCACCGCCCATCACGTGGCGCGCGTAGGAGATCGGCGACAGGCCCGTGATGCCGTTGAGCGTGCGCCCGACGACATGCAGCACATCCGCCTCGCCGCGCTCCTGCAGGCGGCCGTTGATGTCGCGCCACGAGTACAGCAGCGACCCGTCCTTGAGTCGGCGCAGCGACATCGCATCCGGGCTCACGAAGTCCAGCGCGATCACGCGCCCGCCCACCCGGATGATCTCGGCGAACGCGTTGCCCCACAGCAGCAGCGCAAGGACGACGATTTCGATGAAGGTGCCGGCCGCCATGTCAGCACTGGGCGCGGAGTGCAGCAGGTTGTACAGCGGGTGCTCGGGCGCGGGCTCCTTGTTCGGGAAGCGCCGGTACACCGCAAACGGCAGCGTGGCGATCGTCTCCGCGATGAGGCCGACGCACGCCCACACCGTCTCGTTCTGCAACGCCCGGTCCACCGTCACGACCTCGCCCGAGTGGGACTCGGCGCCGAACCAGGCTTGCCAGAAGTCCGTGGTCATCAGGTCCACCGGCACGCCGAGCCATCCGAGGATGGTCGACTTGACGCGCGAAAGCGGGCGCACCTTGACCCCCGCGCGTTGAAGTTCTTTCATCAGCATGGTGATCTTTCAGGTGATCGCGGAGCCCGCGAGCAGGTAGTCGAGGGCGTTGCCCTCGTCTTGGACGATCGCGCGTCCAATCGCCATCACGAGCGCTGTGATGCCGTCGATACGCTCCGTGCTCTTTTCCTTGTTGGGCTTCATGTTCCCGGCCGCGTCCTGCGACACCGCGACATTGCCCGCCATCCAGCGCAGCACCGGGTGCCCACCGTGGCGCAAGTCCTTGGTGAGCAGCATCACTTCGAGCATCTTGGTCGGCGCCGACATCGACGCGAACCCCTGCCCGAACTTGGCCACCACGAAGCCGTCGCCCGCGAGCTGCGTCTGCAGGCCGGTCGAGTTCCAGCGGTCGAAGACCACTTCCTGGATGTCGAGAACTTCGCCCAGCTCGACCACCTTGGCGCGCACCTTGTCGTAGTCGACGACGTTGCCCTCGGTGGCGATCATGTATTCCTGCTCGACCCACAGGCCATAGGGCACGCGGTCGCGCGTCGAGCGCAGCTCCATGCGCTCTTGCGGCACGAAGAAGAACGGCACCACGTCGTACTGGCCGGGATCGTCGGGGTCTTCGACCAGCGCCACGACCGCCGTGACGTCGATGGAACTGGACAAGTCCACGCCCAGCCAGGCACGCCGCCCGCGCAGCAGCTCAAGCGCCGGCACCGTGGCATTGCATGGATCCCAGACCGTCTCGATCTGCAGCCAGCGGTTTTCTTGCTGCGTCCAGATGTTCAGGTGCAGGCGCTTGAAGGTGTTCTCGTAGGCCGCCACCTGCTGGGCCTTGGCGCACTCGGCGCGCAGGTACTCCAGCTTGATCGAGCTGCCCAGGCCGGGGTTCGCCTTGGCCCAGACCTTCTCGTCACGCCAGTCGTCTTTCGGGTCCGCCTGGTAGATGACCGGCAGGAACGCGTCATCGACGATGTGGCCCGCCTTCACCCGCACGGCGTAGTCGTACAACTCCCAGCAGATCGTCTTGCGGTCGAACCCGGCCGTGGTGATGTAGACCTCGACGGGCTGGCGCCGAGACCCGACCGAGGTGCTGAGCACGTCGATCAGGTCGCGGTTGCGCTGGGCATGCACCTCGTCCACCACCACGCCGCTGGCGTTCAGGCCGTGCTTCGTGAAGGCGTCGGCCGACAGCACCTTGTAGCTGGACGCCGATTCGAGGTGCACCATCGACCGGCGGAAGACCTCGGTACGCGGGCGCAGCAGGCGCGACTGCCCGACCATCTGCTTGGCCACGTCGAAGACGATGGCCGCCTGCTCGCGGTCGGCCGCCGCGCTGTAGACCTCGGCGCCTGGCTCGCGGTCCGCATGCAGCAGGTACAGGGCGATGCCGGCGCACAGCGTCGACTTGCCGTTCTTGCGCGCCACGAACACGAAGACCTTGCGGTAGCGGCGCGTCCCGTCCGCACGCTTCCACCCGAACAGCGGGCGGATGATCTCGTGCTTCTCCCAGTCGTCCAGCAGCAGCGCCTGGCCGGCCAGCTCGCCCTTCGTGTGCGTCAGGCACGTCTCGAAGAAGGCGACCGCCCGGTCGGCCGCCGCTTCATCGAACCAGTACCCGGCAGCACGCGCGGCGACCGCAGCCTTAGAACGCGAAGGTCGCCTCGCTCGTGGGCTCAGCATCACCGTCCCCGTCCCCGGATCCGCCCAGCGGATGCGGCGCGTTGATGCGCGAACGGGCGGCCGGCGTCAGGCCGAACTCGCCCAGGAACTTCGACATCAGGCCCACCGCCTGGTTCGAGATCGTCTGCCAGGGGTTCACGATCGGGTAGCCGTTGGCCGTGAACGCCATCGGCGAGGTCTTCGACAGCTCCTGCTCGGCCTGCACGAACCGGGACCACGCCTGGCAGTAGGCCGCGAAGGCCGCACGGTCCAGCCTGGTCAGCAGACGCAGGCGAACCAGCACCGGCCCCAGGCGCTGCCACTCGACACGCGCCTCGGGTGTCAGCCAGGCCGGCATCGCCGGCAGCTCGACAGGCGGGCGCGGCTCGTCCTTGGGCAACGCGCGCTTGCCCGGGTTGCCCGAGATCAGCTTGAGCGCGGTCGGCTTGGGCGGGCGCCCCCTGACGCTCATGTCACCCCCACCACCCCGGCGCTCGCAGTCTCTTCGGCCATCGCCGCAAGGACGATGTCCGCCATCACGCGCAGGGCCGTGCCCGTGTTGCCGATCCTGCGGTTTTCCTTCACCGCGATGACGGCATCGAACAGCGAGGCGAAGGTCGAGGCCTCACCGATCAACACGTCCGCACGCCGGAACCGCTTCTCCAACTTGAGCGCGAAGTCGAAGAACGCTTCGCGGTCCTCGGGCAGGAAGGCGATCACGAGTTCTTCGTACTTGGCGATGGGGATCCCCAGGCCCAGCGCCGTTGCCTCG